TCCATTAAGGCCTGGCCTAAAACTTTTGTATTAAGTGAAACATCACCAGAACTAACAGCAGCATTATTAAGTGCAGTTTGTAGTTTAAGAGCCTCTTTATAACTAATACCTAAATCCTTGGCTAATACTCCTACTTGTTTATCTGCTCCAACTAATGCATTAAAAACTCCAACAACAACTAATTGTAATACTCTAGCAGTAGTAAGAACTGATTCAAGTCCACCATTTAAAATTTTACTTAAAGTACCAGATTTATCAATTTTATCCGCTATTTCACCTGCGGCTTCACCAGTTAATTGAAAAATACTTTTTTGTCTTTGGGCTTCTGCGTTATTTTCTTTAAGTTTATTTAAAGAGGCTTCTTCTGCTGCAAAAATATCCTCCGCTTTTTCAATTAAATCTTTCTTCTGTTCTTGAGTTAAGAAATTAGCTTGATTTATTTTTTCTATTGTTAGCTTTCTTCGAGTTTGGGCTTTATCTAATTTATCTTGAATTTCTTTTTCAACATTAATCCCTTGATTTATTTTTGTTTGTAAGTTGATTTGATCCTCTAAACCTCTTGTTGATGCTTTAATTGCACCAACAATATCCCTTTCATAAGACTTAGCAATTTTTTCTGAGGTTGTTGATACCCCATCCATCCCTTCTACAACTTCTTCAAAGGCTGCAGTTATACTAGCGGCTAGGGATTTAAATGCATTATCTAAAAATCCAACTTCTACTGTTGCATCTTTTAATAATTCATTACCTTTTTTTATTTCTCTAGTATTTTCTTTTGCGCTAGCCACTTATAAAAATATTTTATTATAAATATTAAAAAAAGCAACTATTTATAGCTGCTTTTACCTTTTAATCCTTGAGAAGCTTTCTTTTGATATTGGGCAGAGGCTTTTTTAAATTCAGGAACATTTACTTTTCCATCGGGGTTTACAAGAGATTTAGTTCCTTTTCCAGTTTGGTTTTTCATTTGTTTATTTTGTTCTTCATAAAAATCATTTATTTCTTTAAAAGTAAATTTACGAAGCCAAAGGGGCATATTATAAATAGTGTAGTAGTCATACCCACCCTTACCATGAAAAACTATAGAATGTATTTGTCTAAAAATATTTAACCTAATTTCAGGCGCGGTCGTCGAAGTCAGGCCAAAAAAAGCTAAGCCCAATGGGCACCGTTACCTCCTCTCCGGTATCTAAAATAATATCAAGATCAACATCAGGTTGTACAACTCTTAAATGTTCTCTAAATGCTCTAGCATCTCTAGCTAAAAAATAATTATCTACAAATTCTCTTATATTTTTAGATTCAGTTTCACCGTTAACTGAAGTTATAGCATATTTCATTCTAGTTGATGCTTCAGGTGAGGCATTTTTATTTATCTTTTTAAGTCCTTTTAATTCTCTTTTAATTTTGAATTCATCATGACCATCTAATAACTTATATGTAATTTTAGTTTTACTATGTGGTAAAGTAAAAGCAAATTCATTTTGACCATCTATCATATCTTTCCCATCAAAGGGCTTATTTTCTAATTCAGATAAATCAATTTGATGTTCCTTTCCACCATATTTAAAAACATAATCAGAACCATAACCTAATATACGAGTTGCAATTAATAGTGCATTTTTATCTCCAACTACTAAATCTTTAATATTAATGTCGGATACTATAACTGAAGCTAGTAATTTTTCTAATACTGTACCATTTTCTATATAAGCTTGATTAGATAAAATATCTTCTTCTTTAGCAGTCATATATTTTATTTCTACTTTACCGCTTGAAAGTGGATTATCTTTTGAATATACTAAACCTCTACTAGGTAATTCTATTTCTTCTGTTGGAAAATTAAATTCGGCCATAATCTTTATTTTATTTATAACGTTGTTTATTATACATATGTAATGTAAAAAAAAGCTTGACCGAAGCCAAGCTATTTTTAAATGTAAATAATAATTAAAGGTTATATCGCCATATTCAATGGCTCGGTAAATAACCACCCGACATGTTCTCTTTGGTCTAAACTAAAATGTAATTTATTCATTTCTCCACCTCTACGGTTTTTACTAAACCAAATTGCTCTACTACCCTCTGGGGTAAATTTCATGTGAGCCATAGCGGTAATCATGTGTTTAAACCTGTTACTACCTGCGAATTCTCCACCTTTAGTAACCTGCTGAATAATCATAAAGTTTGTATTTCTTTTATTTTGATTTTCACCTTTATTGTGTTTTTCAAATAAATTCAATAATTTAGTTTCAGCATTTTTCATTGTACCACCGTGAAAATCTACAACAGCAACTGCAAGCTCCGCAAATGAATCTACAAGAACTGAATCCCAACCTTCAGATAAAATACTAGTTAAAATAACTAATGGATCATGTTCAATCCAATCACCCATAAACAATATAGGTAATTTACCAAATTTAGGAAACCTTTTAACCATACCAACCATATCAATTTGTGTCATCTCTCCACTAATAAAAAGTGTTTTATGACCATTATTTTGCATATTAGATAGCATATCTAAAAGAACTGTTGTTTTACCAACTCCAGGATCACCAACGAATGCAACATTAGTACCTTTCATCATACCACCTTCACTAGAAAGTAATTTATCAATTTTAGTACCCGTTTTCATTGGAATAAATAGAGAGGGATCAAATTTAAAATCATCCATCATCATAGTTGATGGCTTAAATCTTTTTACTACTTTACCAACTTTAAGGCTTGGTCTACCTCTTTTAATTTTAATTGTATTTTGCATAACCTTTATTTTATTAATTATTTACCCTGTAAATATACGAATCCTTCTTAAGGTAACCAAATGTTTTCGCATATTTCTTTATTATATTTTGCTTAATCCAGATGTTTCTTTCATATCTTGCATGTGCAAATTAGTAATAAAAATAAGCAATTTATCTTTAGATTTTATTTTATCTACACTTTCATTAAATCTATAAGCTTTAATTTTATTAACTCTCATTTCTATAATAAATTCTTTAGACATTCTTTTCATTTCGTCTAAATTTACACGTGAATATCCTTCTACAATTGAATCATAAATTGGTTGTAAATTACGTTTTCCTTTTTTAAGTGTTAATTCCATATTTTGTTTTTATTTGCTATCAATATACGAACCCTTCTTTAAGTAAAAAAATTTTTTGCGTGAAAAAGAAAAAAAAAGCTTAACCGAAGTTAAGCTAATTTTAAAAGGGGTGGGTAAAAATCTTAGAAATTTAATATACAGTAATCTGGTTGAACTGTCATTGTAATTTCTTGAGCAGTATTTTCTGTATCCCAGTTGAAATCACCAAAGTTTGCTTCAGTAATCATTGCTCCCTTAATTATCCATTCAGATACAATGTCACCTACAGGACCTAATACATTAATAGTTAAGTCCTTTTTATAGAAGTCACTATATCCATCTCTACCTGTTACTGATTCATGATGTAATCTAACCCATTCCATTACTGCTTGAGCTCCTGATGGTGTAATTGGGTCAAATAAAGTAAACTGAATTGTGTTCCATACGGTTTTACCTTTTACATATCTTTGAACATTGATATGATTTAAAGCTACAGCTCCTTGTGTTAAGGAAACTGCTCCAACTCCTTTCATAATGTAAGCTGGGAAACCATCAACAAAAGCGATAAATCTATTTTGCTGTTTTGGCTCAAAAGACGTGAAAAATATTTCGTTCGGGTTTAATACTGCCATTTTATTCTATTATTTTATTATAAATATTCTATTTTTTAATTTTTATGCTGGGAATGTTGCTCCAGTTGGTAATACATTGAAATCTAATATAATAAATTCAGCTGTTCTAGTTGGTTGTAGGAATATTTGTCCTATTAACTCATTTCTATCTATAACATCTGGTGTATTATTACTTTCATCCATTACAACTTTAAAGGCAAACAATCCTTGTCTCTGTTGTACACTTTCTAAATATGGATTAACTTGTGTTAAGAAATTTTGTCTTGTTGCTATTGTATTTTGTTCAAATACTAAATTATCAGCAATTTGAGAAATAAAATCCTTAAGTGTAATTAATAATCTACGTACATTTACTCTATCAAGTGCAGAAGCAGCTTTTTGTAATGTTTTCTGTCCAAACACTACTACTCCTTGTTGTGGGAATGTTGCAATTGGATTAACATTTGCTTCATATAAAGTATCTCTATTATTTGAAGTTAATCTTCTTTCTGCTCTAACAACTTGTCCCATTCCACCTCTAGTTATACCTGCTGGTGCAAACCATGGATCTGCAGATGCATCAGTAAATGCATATACTCCAGGTATAAAAGTTGAAGCTGGGATAAATACTAATTGTCCTGAATTTGGATCTACTGTTTGTAGCCAAGGCCAATAAGTAGCTGTATAACTATTATCTATTCCTCCAGCTTGTTGTACAACTGTAGAAATTGTTTGATTATATTTTACTAAGTCAATTACAGCGATTGCATCTCCACGTGCAATAGTATTATTCATTACACTAGTAATTTGAGTTGAATGATCTTGATTATTTAAACCTGGAACAGATATTACATTATAAGAATAGCTATCTTGATCAGCTAGTAAAGCTATTGCATTATTATAATCTGAACCAATTAAACCTTGTGTATCAACATTGTTTATTGCTGTATAGTAATTAGCTGCTCTACCAGTTGGAGTATTTAAACCAACCGCACCACCAAATGAACCAGAACCTACAACTGGCATAGAACCTGTAAATTCATTCTTAGCTGTACCATCATTATTGAAATAATTAGGTGTATTATTAACAGATTTTACTCTAACATAAGCAGAAATATTAGGGAATGATCCTGATTCTTGTAAGAATGTATCACTTCCTTCAGTAACTAAAGTAGTATCTACATCACCAATTGCTCTTGATATATAATTAGAAGCAAATGGGTCGAGAGAAATATTATTATATTGTTCTAAAATTACTTTATTAGTATGAGTATCATTTCCTCTTCTAATTAATAATGAGAAAGTACCGGAAGAGGTATTTACACTATTAACTTCCCATCTTACATTATTAACAGATCCACTTACTAATGCTCCATTAGTTGTACTTGAAGCACCAGAACCAGAATTATTCATTATATTTCCTTCAGAAATCGTTTCTAATTGGAAAGATGATGAAGCCTGACTACCAACACCTCCAGCTAATTGGAAAAATTGTACCTGATTAGCACCACCTAAAGTAAAGGTTAAATCAGTTCCATTTGCACCTGCGGCTAAAGATTGTGAAGCAATAGTTAATTGATCACCTGGGTTGTAATAATTACCAGCTGTAGTCATTACTATTGAATCTACTGATTCTGCATCTGTTTGTATTACAGTAGCAATTGCACCTGCACCTCTACCTGTTGAAGAAGTAACAGCACAACCAGTATGAGTAGCAACAGAACCTGAAACAGTTCCTGTTTGAAATACTACAAAATTAGCTGCTGTAGATAATGGAGCACCTTCTAATCTTTGTGCGTAAGAAGAGCTTGCAGGAGAAAAAGAACCTGAAGTTACTCTAGTAACTAACAGAGAATTTCCTCCGTTTTGGAAATATTGATTAGCAGCAATAGAAGTTAAATAAGTATATTCATTTGAACCACTTTGTAAAGCCCCACCAAATATAGCTTGGAATGAACTAAACGAACTTACTAAAGTAGGTCTTTCAACTGGACCTAGTAAAGTTGGTCCTATTATAGCTGCGCCTCTTTCTGCGGGTTGTGAAGTAACAAAAGACTGATCGTTTTCTCTTGCTAATACACCGGGAGATATTAATGTTTCTGCCATTTTATTATAGTTATTTTAATATTGTTTTATTATAAATATTAAAAAACCTTTCAAAAAACTATTTTACTAAAGTAAATTCTCCAGTACTTAGATTGATGTTACCATCACCGTATTTTTTTTGCAATTCTTTTGCCGTTTTATTAGATTTTTCTTGTAAATTAGCTAAATCTTCTAATATAGTACTTCTTTGTCCTTCTAAAATTGCTTTTTGAACATCAACTTGACCTAATTCAAAAGTAATTGAATTTTGGGTTTGTTGATATTCTTTTAATACATCTAATTCTTCTTTTGATAACTTAATTATATCACTCATAATTTTATTATAAATATAGGTTTACTTTTTATTATTTAAAAAATCCATTACAGAATTGTAAACCATTTCAACTGTAATAGATTTCATACATTTATGTTGAAGATCAGTTCCTTCAAAGGCAGGACACCAATTCCAATTTCCTTTATCAAAATGATTATTTTTATCTGTCCAACAAGTACAGATATGATCTTCTACCTTAGTTATATTTTCAGTAAATTCATATCCAAGAGGTAAAAATCCATTTATCATAACAGTATGTTTTTTTAAATTATGATTTATCCAAGATAAACCAGAACCTAAACCAATAAATAATTCTGCATGATATAAATGATTAAATAAATCATTCCAATTTAAATTTCTTTTTTCAATTATATTTATTCCTTTAAAACCTTTAGTAGTTAAACTAACTACTTTATAACCTTTTTTATGTAATTTTTTAGCTAATTCTTTCCAATTTTGGTATGGCCACTCTTTTAACCCAGCAGTTGATTCAGGTCCTATGCAAATATATTTTCCAGAAATTGGAGATGGAAAAAGATCAAAATCAATTCCATGTTGAATTTCTTTATAGGGTAATCCTAAAATATCAGTTGCTACCTGAATTAAAGGTATAGTATTAGGTTGAATAGGATTTTTAGTACCATCATTCCAATTACCATTATCATCTTGAAAACTACCTAGTGTGTATTCAGCTATACAATCATGAGGTATATCTGGTTCGATAAATTTTAAATTTTGGTAAACTGGAAGGAGTCTAAACCAATCATTATAAAAAGTACTAACAACTATAGCACATTTGTGTTTCTTTTGAAATTCTAATACTTGGGGTAAATAAGCTAAAGTATCTCCTATTGATTTAGTATCAAATGAAATTTTTACAATTTTATTTTTTAAATCTAATTCATACATTTTTTTACCATTAATTTTAATTATCCATGGTATATAATATTCTTTACTACATTTTATCCACATATTGTTTTCAATAGTACCAGAATGTAATATTTGATTAGTATCTTTATTAATAAATTCTACAAAATATGAATTTTTATTATAACCAGTAACTTCAACTTTAGGACCATTCTGAAAACTAATAGTAGTAATATTTTCTTTGGCATTATCCACTACTTCTTTTATGTATTTATGAGATATTTCAGCCGCATTCTTCCAAGTAAATTTTTTAATAATATCTTTAGATTCTTTTAAAGCTCTTTTTTTATGTTTTTTATAATTAACATAAGCATCTCTCATTACTTTTTTTAAATCTTCAAAATCAGGTTCATAAAATTCACCAGGCACTTCAGATTGTGAATAGCTACTATACTCACCTCCTAAAGCAGGAATCATTTTTTTAATTTTAACCGGAAGTCCTTTACCCTCTGCAAATTCTAATTGTCCACTACAATTAGAGTAAATAGAAGGAGTACCACAAGCCATAGCTTCAATTAAAGGTAAATTCCAACCTTCAGATCTAGCACAAGATAAAAATACATGACCTTTTTGTAGATATTTTATATATTCTTCTCTAGTTGGAAAATGCTTAACTTTAACTCTAGGATTAAGTAAATTATAATGTTCTAATCTTTTTTCTGTAGTTTCAAATCCATCTCTAGCAAATAAATTATCAATAGAAACAACTAAATCAACAGGTTCATCTTCACTAAATTCTTGGAAAAAAGCTTCCATAATTTCTTTAGTAGATTTTCTATAATCCCATCTACCAAAAATTAAAAATTTAAATCTTCCATCATCATATTCTGGTAGTGTAGCTTTGCTATTAGGTTTAAATGTATTACCATCCACAGCTTCAGGTACTACTTTAACTTTACTAGCTTCCATTCCTTGCTCTATTACACAATCTCTTTGCCAATTAGAAGCAACCCATAGTTGATCACATTCTTGTAATTTTTGAAAAAATTGGTCGGGATATCTAGTTGTTTCCCAAACAACATAACCTATTTTAGGCCCATCATATTGTTGGTAAAAATAATGATGATTACATTCAGATAAAATTATATTTACATTATGATTAAACTCATTTCCAAATTTTGTATAGATTTCTTTATCAATTAGCTTATCATCTGTTTCCCAAAGTGATAAAGATGTAAGCATTTTTTTATCTATATCTTGTAAATAGTCTTCATTATTAAATGGTTCATCACTCCAGCCACTAAAATATTTGGGTACAGTAAAATTCCTTACTTTTATTTTAAAAGTATTTGATAATTCTCTAAAAAAGTCTCTTGCGTGATTATTATATCCAGTAGTACCAATATAACTTGTATGGGCAAATATCTTAGGGATTTTCATTTTTAAAAACTAGTTAATATAACAATATACGATAAAAAATTAAAAAATCCTAATTATTTACCAAGGTTTTTCATTAATACTAACTTCATTAACTATAGAATATTCCTGAGCTGCAATTGAAGAGGATGCATTGTTTTGTAAAGTTGAAACATTTAAACTTCCTGTAAACCAACTAAGTACTATATCTTCAGTTAAATTGTTATATTGAATAAAACTTTCATCACTAGAAGAACCTGTTGTTAAAACATAATTAAATCGTTCTGAGGTAACATAAGTAAAACCCCCATTATAAGCAACTGTATGGGAAGCACCAAAATAATAATCAACTGAAGTTACCATACCAGTAGATTTTTCACTAATTAATTTTTTTATTTCGAATTTATATTCCATAATTTATTATAAATATTAAACACCCAATACTTCATTAATATTAGCAGTAGCTACATCATTAATTTCTGAAATGTTAGCTGAAGATACTCCTATA